GGATCAGGGTTGGCATGATCGGTTTCAGTCAGTACCTTGTTCAGATATTCAGTGACGTGCGCGGGGATGACCTCGATACCAATCGGTGCTTCTTTCACTGACGCAACCACGATGGCGCGGGAATAATCCATCCCGCCAGGCATGGTGATGAATTTGTCGCGGAAAACAGAAAAGGGCGGTTTATTTTCAGCGATAATTTCCTCGACACGTTTAGCGTGTGCCGGATGAAGGTTATAAATATCCACGTCCATTGAACGGGCCAGTACGCCAGTGGCTACGTCGCGCGCCAGCGACGTCAGATCGTGGACGAAACCTTCGCCGCGATCGGTGAGGTTCCCGCCGCCAGCATTAGCACCGGAAGCCGTGCGAGTGATACGCGAAACACGATTTCCTTTCATCCACTCTTTTGTCAGCAGACCGCGATCGGTGTAGTTGGCATCCAGATATGCTTCGAAAAAAGCAGTCATCAGTCCCAGATTTGAATTGCCAGGATTAGGGAAAACTTTGTCAGTATCACGCACGAGTTTGTGGAGGTCGCGAATCTCCAGCGGGTCGAGCAGACTGGTTTTATGCGAAACAGCCAGAGCAGTAACAGCCGGTAGTTCTTCATCCCGAGCAATGTGTAATGCCTGGAGTTCGTCGCGTGAAACGTGCGTTACCGGTTTTTCGCTGCCGTGTTGCGCAAGCCAGCGAATGGGCAGTTCCTGACCGGAAACTGGCAGGAGCATGTTCTCCTCAATTTCTGTCATGTCTTCGCCGTTGACGTTGGTATTGTCAGTGCTGGCTGGTTTGTCCTGAACAGAGGGAGAAGATGCGATAAATACCATTGTGATGCCATCTTCCCCGCCTTTTTCGTAACGGTTGCAGAATTCCGTATCAAACACGCCTTCTGGCGGGAGGTCATCAACAACGGGCAAATTGACGTGAACAGGTTTTTTAAAGTCATCTTCATCGTAGCCTGCATCGTCAATCGCAACAGCACCACGGGAGATGGCAATGGATAATTTTTTCGCTTCAGCCCAGTAAAAACCGCCTTTAATACCGAGGCGTTTTCTTACTTTGTCATTTTTTGCTTCGTAATACAGTGGGTAAACTTGTTTATCGGTGCTCATTGTTTTTTAACCTCAACTCAGATTAAAATTACTGCGAGTGATGAATAAATGTCCCAGGTTCTTCACTCAGGCCTGCACAGTGTGCAGGCTTTCTTTTTTTCAGATTTCACCTTTTAATTTCATTGCAATCAGAGTTGCCAGAAATTCGGCTTTTTTTTCTGCGGGCAGATTCTTTCCTATGTGCACCAGACACATTTTTTTACACCATCGTTAAGTGTTTTAACGTTGCCTGATGGACCGTCGATATCAACCACAGTGAATGGGGTTTCTTTATTTTCTGTCTTAATCACGTAGCCAATACGCTTTCCTTCCAGATTAACCTCGTGAACAATGTCATCAGTAGTTACAACAGTGGCTTCATAACTGGTAATCATGTTTTTCTCCTTAATTAAGGTTGAGCGAACCCCTGCCATTGCTGGCATATAAGAATGAAACCGGATATTTATTACGGAACTGTTTTAAAGACCTGCCGGGATTTCGTTATTATCATGGTGAATAACTTTATCGACCGGATAACAGTCACCGGGAATTTTCTGTTTCGCTGCGGCAGTCATACATTCTTTCATTGAGCTGTATACGCCAGTAACCATGTCAACCGGTTCACCGGAAACAAGAAAAACCGTCAGAACGAGTGCAAATACTGTATTCATTGTGCACATCCTTTTGGCATCAGACGTAAACGAGCCAGCATTGAAACAATGCATATTTTATTTAATAGCTCCCGTTCGTGTTTTCTCTTGTTAATGGCATCTTCAGTAAATACAGGGTTACTGATAGTGACACCAATTTCAAAACAACCTTCAGACGTATTAACGTTTGGTAATAACGTCTCCATTATTGCGTCCTCAACAATGAATTTTGAGTAATTGTTCCACAGTCATATTTTTAATTGCGCCCCGGTTAACAAGAGTCCATCCCTGTTTTTCCAGATAAAACCGGAAAGTCTCCAGGGTACAGACCAGTGCGCCATCAGGAACGGTTTCGGTGAATTCGACATTGCCGAATTTGTCGAAGTGAACAACCAGAGTGCGACCATCACCCGGAATCATCTTGTCAGCAGGTGGGGTGTTATTCTGGCGCAGTTCGGCCTCCATGCGGTCGAACTCAGCAATGTATGCCTCTTTGAATGCAGCGGCTTTTTTGCCAGTGAAGCCCATCACCAGGAAAACGAAGCCGTTTTTGGTGATTTGGTAGGCGTTATAAGAATTGCCGCGGTGTTCAAATTTAACCCGCGAAAAGTTGCTGGTTAAAAATAGTTCAGAACATTCGAGGGATTCTATTTTTTGAACAACATGGTGATGCTGCTTGCCAAAAAACTCAGCAATCGAAATAGAAGTAGTGACGGCGCGACCATTTTCGATGGTTACGTCAGGGTGAGAAAGGGTAGTAGCCATAATGACATCCTCAAGTGATAAGTTAATTAACTCACCACCAGAGGTGCTAATCTCATGGGTGGTGAGACGCACAGGGTTAGCACTACCGGTCACTCGAGAACCCGGCCAGCCTTGCGGCTGCCCCGCACGCCTCACCATAATTTGAATGTAGCTGTGCATTACGCATAAAAAAACCGCTTCAGCGCGGTTATGCGCTCGAGTAACTTTCGGGGTGCTAATCCCGGCACCCGTTTTATGAGGTGCAGGTGCACTATAATTCCACCCGTTCTGGTTTTCAATAGCTACATTCAACATTTTCTCTTTCCTTTCATCACCGAAGTGAACTTTGTTGATGCGGTGCCTAGTGCCTCCAGGTGACGTTAACCAGTTAACAATTACAGTCGGCTTTCCCACCCAAAACAATAAGGACTAACATGACTTTTAACTGTGCCGCGTGCGCTTAGCCGCATTCACCGCATCACAAAATTCACTTTAAAAAGGGCGGACATCAGCCAGCAATGAAACTGATGCCGCCAAAATCCACTCATAAAGTTCATCATCGGTATAGTCTGGCGCGATGATGACGGGTTCTCGTTTCTGCATACTGATTCCTCGCGTGCTGTTTCGCTTATCAGCCGTTAGATTTTGCCGAACTGGAAAGCGCCTGTTTAAATTCGCTGAAGCTGAGAGCTTCTTCGCCTTCGGCAAGGCCTTCGAAGTATTCTTCGTAAGCCTTTTCCATGATTGTGTCGAAATCCATATCACTCACCTGAGTTTCTTTCCAGCCAGCGACGCGCGCCAGCTTCGGTTTTAAACGTTTTGCTTTTGGTATAAGTCATGGCGGTGAACGTTCCATCCTGGTTGGGGAACACGCCACATACCAGAGATTCGTTGTTGCCAAGATCGATAGTATTCATGTTGACCTCATTTCCCCTTAACGCCGGGTGGCGGAACTAAAACCTGCTGCACTGCAAAATTTGAACCCTGCCGTCATGTTCTTACGCCTCGGGCTGGCTACTTAACCCCTGACCACTGCCTGGTAACTCGAAGTATTGCCCTGCGTTCTGTGGGGCGGGGTGGGTTGATGGATACAATCTACAAATTAAAATTTAATTGGTCAATATATTTATTATTAAATTTGTAATTGCGAACGATTGCATTAGTCCCAAAATGGGACTATCATGCAGTTATGAAGATCATCTCAGTTAAAACACTCAGGGATTTTTGGGCGGAGAATCCCGATGCAGAACAACCGCTAAGGGCATGGGTGGATGAGGCAGCAAAAGCTGACTGGAAAAGCCCGGCAGACATTAAGGCACAATACCGAACGGCTAGTATATTGAAAAGCCGGCGTGTGGTATTCAACATAAAAGGTAATCATTACCGTTTAATTGTTGCAATTGCGTATCAGCGAGGATGGGTATTTGTTAAATTCATCGGAAGCCACAAGGAATACGATGCCATTGATGCTGATACCATCGAACTGGAGTAAGCATGAACATCAAACCTATTCGTACAGAGCAAGATTATGAAGCCGCGTTGCGTGCTGTTGAGCCTATGTTCGACAATGAACCGGAAATTAACACGCCTGAGGGGGATTTCTTTGAGGTGATGTGTTTGCTAATAGAGGAATATGAAAAAAAACATTATCCCATTGAGCCACCATCCCCAATTGAAGCTATAAGATTTCGCATGGAACAGCAGGGGCTGACCGTGAAAGATTTGGAACCCGCAATTGGGAAAAAAAATCGGGTTTACGAGGTGTTGAATGGCACCAGAAGCCTTACGTTACCAATGATTCGCCGTCTTCATAATCAATTTGGTATCCCCTTGGAAAGCTTGGTGGGATTATAAAATCTGCTAGTCATTTGCCTGATACTCGTTCCAGAAAAGGAACGCATCAGGCAGTTTTGTTTTTCTGCCGCAGTAACTCTTCAAGTTTTCGTTTATAGAAATCGCGTTTTTGCTCCATATCTCGAATGATCTGCTCTGCGTCGCTTTGAGGTAACTCATCTAAAAGCGATATGATTTTTCGTTGCTGTTCTGTAAGTTGCGGTTGGTTGTCATTAGTGGATACAGCCATCTTATCGCCGAGAGCTTCTTCTTCCATAAAGAACCAATGGACGGGATGTTGTGAGAGCTCTGCTAATTTTTCCAGTTTATCCATTCTTGGCATCACGCCTTTCAACCAACCTTGCACGGATTGGGGTTTTACACCAAGACGTCTTCCCAGCTCTGACTGGTTTATATTCAATTCCTGCAACACCTGCTGAAGGCGTTTTACAAAGATCATCACCACCCCTCGAAAACTAATCTCGCAATTCTACAGAAAAAATTGATAAGTGGCATTACAAATAGAAGTTGAAATTTAAAATTAAATTTGTAATTATCGATACCATCGTAAAGTTTGGAGGGAAACATGCAAAAAAGTACTCAAATAAAAATCCTGTCGATAATGAGCCAATCAGAATTAGGGCGTCGTCTTGGTAAAACTCCACAAACCATAAGTGGGTGGTTTAAAAAACGAGTTCCTGCGGAGGAGGTTATTCCTGCATGTGAGGCGCTTGACTGGGGAGTGACTCCGCATGAATTGCGCCCTGATAAATACCCTAACCCGACCGACGGTTTACCTGTTGGATGTAAGGTTAACAGATCAAATGAACCGGAGTTGATTCATGAAAATCAGGCATGAACACATCCGCATGGCGATGAATACCTGGGCGCATCCGGACGGTGAGAAAGTACCGGCTGCAGAGATTACCAAAGCGTATTTTGAACTGGGAATGACGTTTCCGGAGCTGTACGACGATTCACATCCGGAAGCCCTGGCTCGCAATACTCAGAAAATTTTCCGCTGGGTGGAGAAAGACACCCCTGATGCAGTTGAAAAAATTCAGGCGTTGTTACCAGCGATCGAAAAGGCAATGCCACCTTTGCTGGTGGCCAGAATGCGCAGCCACAGTTCAGCTTATTTTCGGGAGCTGGTGGAGACGCGGGAACGACTGGTGAGAGATGCTGATGATTTTGTCGCAGTGGCGATCGCCGGTTTCAACCAGATGAATCGTGGTGGCCCGGCGGGAAATGCCGTGGCTGTACATTGAGGAAGCATTAATGAAATCATCGACGCTTGAGAAAAACCAGAAGGTTTTCAGCCCCTTTAATAAAAATCTCGGGGGAGTGAAATTCGTAAAGACCATCAACAGAATAACTACCGCAATTTTCGCATGCCTTCTCATATGCCATGAAGGCATGGCTGAGTCTTCGCGCTTTCCTGGCGCTAAGCATTCTTTCGAGTTCAGCGATATCACGCGGGCTAATTTGCACTATGTTGAGAAGCCCTTTTCTGGCAAGGTTAATTTTTTGCATCAATTCGGCCGCGATAGGATCTGCGATTGCGTTGAATTCCTTGCGTCTGTCCCTGTTTACTGCCAGCCAATGACCGAAACAGATACCCAACCCAAAGGTAATCACGGTCCATATGAACGAAATGAGAGCTGGATTCGTATTGAACAAGGTAACAAATTCACTCCAGATAGTATCCATGGTTCTCGCCGATTACTCCTGGTTCTGCTGGCTGGCGCTGTGATTGTATTTCCGTCAGGGGTTTACTTTGGTCTAAAGGCAGTATGCAGACGTGATTATGCCCGAAGACGTTATACAGGGAAAGCACCGGTTCTTGGTGTTCTTTCAGTCCTGGTAATCCCGAAGAAAGTGAAATGTCGCAGATGGCAGATCTGGGAGCAGCGTCAATGGTTCCGTGATATGAACCTTAGTCACGGTATTGATATTGCGTACCAGGATACCCGGAACTGGAAAAAACTGGTAGCGGAGCGCTGGTATTAATTATGGCTACTTCATGGCTCAGATTATGGCATGACATGCCAAATGATCCCAAGTGGCGAACAATTTCCAGGGTGTCAGGGCAGCCAATCGCAACGGTGATGGCGGTTTATGTTCACCTTCTGGTGAGTGCGTCACGAAATGTCACGACATGTCACGACGTGTCACGACGTGGTCACATTGATGTCACGACAGAAGATTTGGCAAGTGCGCTCGACGTGACAGAAGAGTCAATTGATTCAATTTTGCGGGCAATGCAGGGGCGGGTACTTGATGGAGATTTAATCACCGGATGGGAAAAACGCCAGGTAGCGAAAGAGGATAACGGTAATGTTTCGCAAACCGCGAAATCCCCGGCAGAGCGGAAGAGAGCGCAGCGTGAGAGGGAAAAATCACGAAAAAAGGATGAGGGATGTCACGATGAGTCACGCATATGTCACGACATGTCACGACGAGTCACGACAGATAAAGATACAGATAAAGAATTAAACCCCACACATAACGCGCGCGTGCGCGAGAGTGCTCCGACCAGCGAGTCGAACGGTACGCCGTTGCAGGTGGCGGAACCTGAATTTCCGGACGGCCTGAGTGAACCCATCGGGAAATTTCCGATGACCGATGGCTGGCATCCGTCGCCGGATTTTCGACGGCGGGCTGCATTGTGGGGAGTGGCTCTGCCGGAGCCGGAATTTACACCTGCTGAACTTGCCGCATTCCGGGATTACTGGATGGCGGAGGGCAAAGTGTTCACGCAGGTTCAGTGGGAGCAGAAATTCGCCCGTCACGTAAATCACGTCAGGGCACAGGTCAAACCAGTCAGCAAGGGGGGCAGCCATGCAGCAGCACCAGGTGGCACCGCATCACGGGCAGTTCAGGAAATTCGGGCAGCACGTGAGCAGTGGGAACGTGAAAACGGATTTATCAGCGACGGAAACGGCCTGGAAGCTGTGGGAACTCATGGGGGAGGTTTATTCGAACCGCTGGACCCGGAAGAACGGAGCCGCACCTTCGAAGCTCTGGATTGCACAGATTGGCGCGATGACTGAGCAGCAAATCCGGCAGGTCTGCCGCCAGTGCATGGAGCGTTGTCGGGCGGGTGAAACATGGCCTCCGGACCTGGCTGAGTTTGTGGCGCTGATTTCGGAAAGCGGAGCCAATCCATTCGGTCTGACGGTGGATGCCGTGATGGAAGAGTACCGTCGCTGGCGCAATGAGTCCTGGCGATACGACGGGAGCGATAAATACCCGTGGCCCCAGCCCGTGCTGTATCACATCTGCCTCGAGATGCGTTCAAAAGGGATTGAGCGGCAGATGACCGAAGGGGAGTTAAAACGACTTGCAGAACGGCAACTGACGAAATGGGCAAAGCATGTTGGTAATGGCTTCAGTGTTCCGCCCATCCGGCGACAACTGGCAGGACCAAAACGTCCTGCGGGACCAACGCCAATTGAGTTGCTGAAACAGGAGTATGAACGCCGGAAAGCGGCTGGTTTTGTTTGAGTTGAGAAGTGATTTTTACCGGGAGAAAAATTTTATGGAGACCGTTTTTGACGCACTGAAAGCAATGGGAAAAGCCTCTTCACAGGAAGTTGCAGCACGCCTGGGCATGACCCGGGATGAAGCAATCAACGAGCTGTGGAAACTGAAGCGTCGGGGTGAGGCAGACAACAAAGGCCCGATGTGGTGGCTGACATCCGGCGATGAGGAAAAACAGGCCGGGTATCGTGAAACCCCCGTTGTGGATTTAATCCCACAGAGAGGGACTGAGAGTGAAAAAACAGCCAGACAGGAAGCGTCCGGAACAGAAAACACGGGTCAGCATGCAGATGTGACAGAAGTTGTTCAGCCAATCCCTGCGTTTACTGAAAAACAGCAGGATTATGTGATTCTGCCATCACTGCATGCGGCAAACTGAGGTAGCCTGAGTTTAACGGACACTCCTTCCTGAAATAGAATGGCATCAGAAGGAGCTAATAATGAGCAGAAAAA